CTGCCGCTGCCCTGGATGCGATTGAGGGCAAGTTTCAGGAGGGCGAGCTGGACGCCGATGAGCGCCGGGCAGAGATCCGCAAGATTGAGCGAGAGCGCGACGCGGAGATTCGCAAGATCAACGCGGCCAATACCAATGCCGAGATTCAGGGCCAGAAGTGGGATGCCGAGCAGAAGGCGTTTTTCAAGGCCAACCAAGGGTATGCCCAGCCGCTGTTGTTTAATGCCCTGAATGCTGAGGTGATGCGGATTGCCAGTCTGCCGGAGGCGGCCGGCAAGAGCGGGATGCAGATTCTGCAGGCAGCCAAGAGATGCATTGACCAGCAGCTGGCCGCGGTGACTGGCGGCAAGTTGCCTGATGCAGATAAGCAAAAACAGAAGCAGGCTGATGGCAAGCCGAAGGCAAAGCGCCCGGACGTACAGACGTTGGGCGGGGTGCCGGCGGCGGCGGCAGCCGATACCGGCAATGATAAGTGGGCGCACATCGACAAGCTGACCGGGCTTGCCTATGAGCAGGCGCTGTCGAAGATGAGCGAGGCCGAGCAGGCCGCGTATCTGGCAAGCAGGTAATAACCATGGCCGGGCTTTTGGTTGATATGGCAGTGGGTGAAACAATCTCGATCGGCAGTGCGGTCGTGAGTTTCCTGGGACACCGGGGGCGCCGTGTGCGCCTCCGGGTGGAGGCTCCCCAAGATCTGAAGGTGGAGATAAAAAAACCACAGACAGAATCATCGTAATAGTTCTCTAACCGACTGCAGGAGGCGGTCGTACAGGGGCAAGACCCCAGCTATCAGGCGCATGAGGTGCCACCCATTCAATCCTGAAAGGAGTGCATCTCATGGCACGTACAGTGATTGGCGTAAACGACGCCAAAGCAGTCAAGAAGTATAGCGGCCTTTTGGCCGTGGATGTTCCCAATAAGTCTTTTTTCGGTTCCCGGATGATGGGCGAAGGCGAAAACGCCGAAATGCCCATCCAGCGCCTGACCGAGCTTGAGAGTGAGGCTGGAGATCAGATTACGTTTGATCTTTCCATGCAGCTGACCGACGAGCCGGTGGAGGGTGACAACATTCTGGAGGGTACCGAAGAGGATCTTACCTTTTACACCGATTCCCTCTACATCGACCAGCAGCGCAAAGGGGTGAACGCCGGCGGCAAGATGACCCGCAAGCGTACCATCCACAAACTGCGCGATGTGGCCCGTAAGCGCCAGGCCGAGTATTGGGCACGGCTGTTCGACGAGGTGATTTTCATCTACCTGTCCGGCGCCCGCGGCGTGAACAGCGGTTTCGTGTTCCCCACCACCTGGACTGGCCGGGCCAACAACAGCCTGTCGGCTCCTGATTCCCAGCACCTGCTGATGCCGAAGCTATCCGGCGGCACCGTAGCCACCAAGGCTACCCTGACCTCGGCCGAAACTATGAGCCTGGCCCTGATCGATCGGTTTGTAGCCATGGCCGGCACCATGGGCGGCGACGGTTCGGGTGTGCCGGCTATCCAGCCGATGAACCAGCAGGGTGAGCTGCGCTATGTCTGCGTGATGCACGACTGGCAGGAGTACGACCTGCGCAACGGCACCAGCACCGGCCAGTGGCTGGATATCCAAAAGGCCGCTTCAGCTGCCCTGGGTAAGGAAAGCCCGATCTTTAAGGGTGGGCTGGGCATGCACAACAACGTGGTGCTGCAGAAGCACAAGAACGTGATCCGTTTCAGCGATTACGGTTCGGGTTTGAACCTGCCTGCTGCCCGAGCCCTGTTCCTGGGTGTGCAGGCTGCCGTGATCGCCTTCGGCTCTCCTGGCGCCGGCCTGCGCTTCGACTGGCACGAAGAGATGATTGACCGTGGCAACCAGCTGGTGGTTGACACCTCCTGCATCTGGGGCGTGAAGAAGACCACCTTCAACGGCCTGGATTACGGCGTGGTTGCCTGTGATACCTACGCCGCCAACCCCAACCCTTAATCTGACAGGGGGAGGTAACCCCTCCCCTGTCCTACCTATTTGAAAGGAGAATGACCATGGCTGTATTGACCCCTACGGGATTCCCCAAGTCGGTGAAGACCCTTTCCGGTGACTGCACCAGCGTTTATTCGCTGGATATTGCAACAACCGATCTGGATAGCACTGATGATTTTCTGAAGTTGGCTATCCTGCCCGCTGGTTATCGTCTGGTGGGTCTGACGATCGGTTGCAACGAAGATCCAGATTCCAATGCCTCCCCTACCCTGGCCGGCAACATCGGCCTGTTGAATGCGGCTGGTGACGGGCTGGTTGCAAGCACGACTGTTGCAGTGCTGACCACCACCAACAGCGGTACTGATACCGGTTTCTATATCGGTATCGGCAGCGGTTCGATGGCCACCAATCTGCCCAACGTGAAGAACACCAGTGCCGAGGATATGTTTATCGCCATTGACTTCACCGGTGCGGCCGCAACTGCAGATGCCTGCTCCCTGGTTGTTACCGCCACGATCACCCCGATTTAACCCGGTGTGACCATTTCCACAACGGGGGGCATGATGCCCCCCTTGTCCTACCCTGGAGGCTCCCGTGCATACGGCAACGAAGTTTCGGCAGAAGACCTGCCCCAAGTGCAAGGCTAATCACGATAACGAGACAGTGCTGTGCAGTTTTTGTATCGACAAGGAGCAGCGCCGCAAGAGCAAGCAGCAGCCCGGCCCTGATAACTATCTGGTGGAATGCCTGATCGAGCGCGAGGGTGACACCACGGTGATTGTGGGGGGTATGACGTACCTGTTCAAGAAAAACGAGCAGGGGCATAGCGTGTGCGATGTGGTGAACCGCGGACACTACAACGCTTTTGTTGGGAAGATGGGCCGGCTTTACCGGGCCTATCGACCTGATGAGGATTACCCGGAGCAGGATCAGGAGCCGGTGGTTGAGCCTGATGAGCCGGAGCAGGATCAGGAGCCGGTGGTTGAGCCTGATGGTTCGGGCAACGCGGTTGAATCTGACGATGACAACTGGCCGATTGGGAATACGCAGGAGCCGGTTGTTGCCATAAAGGAGTCTGACCATGACAGTGCTGGAGCTGATAACCGGGAGGCTGGCCAGGAGACTGGCCGGGGCCGTGCCGGCAATGACCGGCCTGGAGGCGGTAAACGAGGCGGTGCGCGTGATCGGGCTGGAGCTGGTGCGCCGCAAGAGCGATCTGGCGCAACAGGAGATCAGCCTGAACTTCACCCTGGGAGCGACATACCAAACGCTGCCTGACGGTTTCATGGGTTTGATCGATCATCCGGTACTGGAGGGCGGCGCTGAGCTGAAGGTGCTGCCGGATATGGGTACCGGGTTGGAGTTGAGAGAGTCAACCGGTACGCCTGAATATTACAGCCGCGAGGGCAGTGTTTTGTGGTTATGGCCTGCCCCTGCGGCGGCTGCCGTGGTGCAGGCACGGGTGAAGATAGTGCCGGTGCTGGAGGCGGCTGATGATCTGCCCTGGGGTGGCCTGTTTGACAATCTGGTTGTGGAGTCTGCCGCCCGGCTGTCTACCGACGGCTTCCTTGTAACCGTAGATCCGGCGTTTGTGGCGATGGTTGACAGGGGGGTGTCATCGGTGTTGGTGCCACGCATGAATCCGCTGCCGCGGGTGCGGCCTATTTCATACTTCTAGGGGGCCGCCACCATGGGAACTTTGTTGGTCAGTGAAATCTTTGAGCGCACCGGCCGTATTCTACTGGATGAGGGTGGTGTGCGCTGGGGCAGCGCGGAGCTGCTGGATTGGTACAACGAGGGGTTGCTGGACATGGTGACCCGCCGGCCAGGACTGTTGCCCTCGGTGGATGACGTGGTGCTGGTGGCCGGCACACAGCAGGTGCTGACTACAGACCGGTTAGCAATCATCGATGTGGGGCAGAATATCGGATCAGTGGCGAAGCCGCGCAACGGGCAGGTGCCGAATATTACCCCCAAGGACACCATGGATCGACTGATACCTGACTGGCAGTACCAGTCATCTTCGGTAATGGTGATCACCGTGGTGACCCACCAGCAAACCCCACGCATTTTCTGGGTATATCCCCCACAACCAACAGTTAACCCTGGTCGTTTGCGTATGATCCAAAGCAAGCGGCCAACAGTAGTGTCTGCAACTAGCGCGGCTTTTGAGCCGGATGACCAGTATATGCCGATAATGATCGAGTATCTGCTGTACCGGGCCTTCAGTAAGGATGCCGAAAATCCGTCCAGTGGCCAGCGGTCTGCGCAACATCTTCAAAACTATCTTGGTCTTTTGGGTGCAGGAGCGCCACAGCCACAACAGGGGTGATATATGGCAAACGTGACACTTAAAGCATTGCACAACACTGGCGATCCGCTCACCGCGCCAGACGGGACGGTTATGGCTGGGGCCACAGTCAGCTTCCAGCTGGTGCTGCTTGCTACCAAAAAAGCCATTGATATGTTTGACGCTACCACCGGCGAACTCGTTTCGGCTGAACCGGTTGAGGCCACCACTGATATAAGCGGAGAGTTTGTTACAGCCCTATGGCCAAACAACAGGGGCATATCCGCCACCTGTTATAAAGTGGTGGTTGATACCGAATATATCAAGCCTTTTTATATCGTGGTTGACGAAAGCATTAGCGAAACAACGCTGCTGGCAGCAAAAACGGCATTTGACGCTGGCACTGGGGCCGTGAGCATGTACCTTGTTCCGACCCCCAGCATTAACGATGCAGTTGCCTCGGCCAGCACCTCGGCGACGGCAGCGGCAGGGTCAGCCCTTGATGCCAGCACCTCGGCGACGGCAGCGGCAGCCGCCGTATCTAGCCACGAATCAGCCTATAATCACACAGACATAGCGCACGCTAATAGAGCAGCCCTTGACCTGGTGAGCGGCACCAACACTGGAGATCAAGATTTAAGCGGGCTGGCACTGAAGACCACCACAGTCAACGGCCATGCCCTGTCTGCCAATGTTGTGGTTACTGCAAGTGATGTGGGTTTGGGCAATGTAAATAACACCAGCGACCTGGACAAGCCAGTCAGCACAGCAGTATCTGCAGCACTTTCGGCCAAGGCCGACCTGGTAGCCGGAGTAGTGCCAGCCAATCAGCTTCCAAGCTATGTTGATGATGTGCTTGAATACGCAAACCTTGCGGCCTTTCCCGCATCAGGTGAGGCTGGAAAAATATATGTGGCGCTGGACACCAACAAAACCTATCGCTGGTCCGGGTCGGCATATATCTACATAACCAGCGGGGCTGTTGAT